GCAACAGCCTGGTCCACCTCAGCCTGGCGACCGAGGCGCTGATCATCGCCGACCTCGAGTTCAAGAGCCGCAACGCCGCCGAGCGGATACGCGACCTGGCGAACGAGGCCTTCGACGCGATGGAGGAGCAAGCGGCCGACAGCATGGACACGTTCACCTATCGCGCCTTGATCGCGCTGCACGCCGCGGTCACCGAATACCTGGTCACCGCGCAATATCCGCTGCCGGTCATGCTCAACTTCCGCTTCGCTCAGGCCGGGCCTACCTTGGTCCAGGCCTATCGCCTCTATGACGACGCCTCGCGCGCTGACGAACTGCGCGAGGAGAACGGCGTGATCCATCCGCTGTTCGCTTTGCCGGCCGGCCGGGCGCTGTCCTCATGAGCGAACACGATTGGCGGTTCTTCACTGAGGCTGAGGCCTCCTGGCGGTCGTTGCCGCAGCGCCTGGCGCCGACGCCGAATCCAGACGAGATCGCGACCCTGGTGGTCGGCGGGCGCGTTTGGAGCGACTGGACGAGCGTGAAGGTCGAGAACCGCTACGCCGAGGCGTTCGACTTCTTCACCTTCTCCAACGTCGAGCGCCCGGTGACGGTCCAGTTCAAGCCGGGCGACGAGTGCGCCGTCTATCTCGGCGGCCTGCTTGCCATCGCCGGCGTGATCACGGTGCGCCAGGTCGTCTATGACGCGAATAATCACGGCGTCCAGTTCATGGGCAAGAGCCTGACCTGGTATCCGGCCCGCTCATCGATCATTGACGAGGCCGGCAATTTCGACGGCCAGACCTTCGAGCAAGTGGCCAGGAAGCTGATCTCGCCGTTCGGCGTCGGCGTGCAGACGGTCGGCAAGCTCAACGACATCCCGTTCGACAGCCTTCAGGTCGAGCCGGGCGAGAAGCTGTGGGACTATCTGGAGAACCTGGCGCGGCCGAAGGGCATCGTCATGGGTTCGGACCCGTACGGCAACTTCCTCCTGATCGGCGATCACGCGACCGAACTCGATGACCGCCTGATCGAGGGCGTCAACATCAAGGGCATGAAGTTCATCATCACAGTCGAGAACGTCCACTCGGAATACGTAGTCCGCGGCCAGCGGCGGGCGACTGACGAGAGCGCCGGCGCCGAAGCCAGCCAGCAAGAGGGCAAAGTCTCAGGCTCGGCGCACCGCTATTCGCCGTTGCTGACGCCAGCCGAACAGCCGGTGTGGAGCCAACAGGAGATCCTCGACCGGGCGAAGAACGAGGCGGTCTGGCATGAGGGCGACGTGCTTCAGGCGCTCATCACCGTGCAGGGCTGGAAGCGGTCGAACGGCGGCCTCTGGCGGGCCGGCCAGAACGTGCATGTTGTCTCGCCGATGGCGCCGCTCGATCAGGAGCTAACGCTTCAATCCGTGATCTTCAGCCAGGACTCGGCCTCAGGCACCACGACCCAGCTAGAATGCGTGCCGTCGTTTCTGCTGCGCGGCGAATCCGGCTTCAATGTCGGCCGGCCAGGCGTCATCGCCGATCCGACAACTTACGAGAACGCCAAGCCGGCCGCGGCGGCTACCAGCGTGCCAGAGCCGCCGCCGCTCATCCTCGCCGTTTAAGGAGAACCGATGCACCGCGCCACGCCAGCGAATTCAAGCTTCCGCGCTTACAGTGCCGGCGGGGCGCGCGCCTTGCTGGAGAAGGTCGCGGACGCGACCGGCATTGTCGATGACCTGAGCGGCATGCAGACGATCGCCGCTTCGTTCATGAAGGGCGAGGGGCGCAAGGGCATTGAACACGCGCAGCAATACGGGTTCACCTCGCTACCGTTCGACCCTGACGAGGCCAAGGATGGCAAACCCGGCCTCGGCCCTGAAACCTTCATCTCGTTCATCGGCGGCAATCGCAGCTTTCCGAGCGCCGGCCCGGTCGATGATCGCCGGCACCGGATGAAGGGCCTGGAGAAGGGCGACGTGGCGCTGTTCGGCGGCAGGGACACCGGGCAGCAATTTCACATGAATGGGATTGGAACATTCATGTCCGCCTTCGCCGGGGCCGGCAAGAAGCTCCGCTTCCAACTGCAAAAGAAACCGGACTCAGGCGGCCAGGGCGGCGCGGCAACCTTCGCCGAGGGCAACGGCGCCGGCGGCCAGGCTGACGGCAAAACGGAGATGGGGCAGAAGCCGGTTTATAAAAACGAGAGTGCGGCCCATTTCGAACTGACCGATGACGGGACGGTCAGCGTCAACAAGGCGCATGAGATGAGCTTGCCGGATGGAACCGCGGTCATCGTGCGCGGCGGTCAGGTCTATCTTGGCGGTGATCCGAGCAAGGGCCATACGTTCTCGCCGGTCGTCACGGTCGCCGGGCCGTCGCCCTTCGTGCAAGCCAGGATCACATAAAGAAAAGCCCGCGGGTCGCCCCGCGAGCTTCCCGCCGGCCTTGCCGCGCCAGGCCCCGGCTCTCACCGGCCGCTCATAAGACCTGAGAAAGGCAACGTGAGTTGGACATCCGGCTCGTTCAAAACGTCGATTTCCCGGCCTACGACGTCACGGTCGACGCCGCGCTCTTGCCCAGCGGCGAATTGGACTTTCGCCAGGCGCTCGCGACCGCGGTCATCATCGCTTTGGGCACCGATGCATTGGCTGATCCCGATGATCCTTTGCCTGATCCGGACAGCACGGATCGCGGCGGCTGGTGGGGCGATTTAGATGCAGAGGAGATTTGGGGCGGCTGGCCGATTGGCTCGCGCCTCTGGTTGCTCAAACGCGACAAGATCCTCGATGCGGGAAGCCATCGCGGCGCGACAGTTACTCGTGTCGACCGATACATTCGCGAGGCGCTCCAACCGTTCCTCGACAAGCGCATCGCCAGCCATCTTGACGTCCAGGCCGAGCGGGTCGGCCGCGAGCGCATCGACGCGCATGTGGTGATGTATCGTGGGCCGATCATCGCAGTCGACATGCGCTACGCAATCCTCTGGCAGCAGATGATCGAGGAGCAAGACTAGTTGCCCTGGCTGACGCCATCGCTGAAAGAGACCCGCATCCTGGTGCGGGACCAGGTGCGCGGCACCCTCAAGGGGGCCGACGCCTCGATCCCGAATTCGATCTTGCGCGTCCTCAGCGACGTGACCGGGGCGATGTGCCACCTGGTCATGCAATACATCGACTGGTTGGCGGAGCAGCTTTTGCCCGATAAGGCCGAGGCGCCCTGGCTCGACCGTCACGCGCACATGTGGCTCAAGAACGCTGACGGCACGACCGGGCGCAAGCTGGCGACGCTGGCGGTCGGCCAGGTCGCGCTGACCGGCCAGACCTGGCAACCGGTGCCGATAGGTCAGCGGATCCAGAGCGACGGCGGCGTTCAATACGAGACGACGCAGACGGTGTTCCTGGCCGCCGGCAATGCGCCGACGCCGACGCCGGCCCGCGCGCTCGACCCCGGCGCGATCGGCAACCTCGCGCCAGGGGCCGGCCTCAGACTGATCAATCCCGGTCCTGGCGTCGATGTCGAGGCGAGCGTGATCACGATGGATCACGGCGTCGATGAGGAATCGACCGCGGAGCTGCGCGACCGGGTCTTGCTCAGGATCCGCAACCCGCCTCAGGGCGGGGCGAACATCGACTATGAACTATGGGCGCTCAGCGTTCCCGGCGTGACCCGCGCCTGGTGCTATGCGCTGGAAATGGGGATGGGCACGGTCACCGTCCGGTTCATGATGGACAACCTCAGGGCCGACGAGGGCGGCTTTCCGCGCCAGAGCGACGTGGACAATGTCGCCGCGGCGCTCGACAAGCTTCGCCCGGTGGCGGTCAAGGACATGTTCGTCGTCGCCCCGATCCGGCGCCGGGTCAACATCCAGATCGCGCGCCTGGTCCCTGACACGCCGACGGTGCGGGCGGCGATTGGCCTCAGCCTGCAACAGATGTTGAACGAGCGGGCCATTCCCGGCCAGACGATCTATGTGGCGTGGAAGAACTTCGCCATCATGTCGGCCCCTGGCGTCCAATCCTACACGCTGCAAAACGCGACCGACGATCTGATGCCCTCGCCGGGGCATATGCCGGTGTTGGGCAACATCGCCTACGGCGTCAGCACGCAGCCCGGCGTCAGCATCGAATGAAGCCGCTCTCGCTCGATCAGTTCCGCGACCTGGCGCCCGATAAGCAGTTGCGGCGCTCAGGCGACGATTACGGCTATGCCTTCCAGACGCTGATGCCGCGGGGCCAGGCCTGGCCGCGGGTTAAGCCGGCGACCCTGCGCAAGGTGTGCGACGCGCTGGCCTGGTTCTGGGGCTACGTCGATTCACGCGCGGCTGACCTGCTTGAGCGCGAGAGCGACCCGCAGCAGACGGTTGAGCTTCTGCCCGAATGGGAGACCGCCTTCGGCCTGCCCGAGGAGTGTTTCCCCGAGGCGCAGACGATCGGCGAGCGCCAGAAGATGCTGGTGACGAAGATCACCTGGCAGGGCGGTCAGTCGCGGCAATATTTCATCGACCTGATGACCTGGCTCGGCTTCCGCGTGATCATCAAGGAATGGTCGCCGTTCATGGCCGGCATCGGTCGCTGCGGCGACACGCGACCGACGCCTGAGGACAATCACCGCTGGTACGTCGGCGCGCCTGAGAACCGCTTCGTTTGGACGGCTCAGGTCGGCTATCTCGGCCTGACCTGGTTTCGCGCCTCGCACGGCCAGGCCGGCGTCGATCACCACCTCGAGTTCCGCAACCCGCTCGCCGTCGAATGCCTGTTGATGCGCTGGAAGCCGGCGCACACCTGGCTGGTGTTCGACTATACCCCGCTCGACTTCACCGACGACATGGAAGGGACGCCCTGATGCGCTATCAGCAACCGTGGGGCGTCACGGACCCGAACGCCCCGTACATCAACGGTAACCCGGCGCAGGGCGTCAACGGGTCGATTCCCCCGGCGGCGGCGTTCGAACAGCCGCAGCGGGAGATCGTCAACCTTATCACCAAGAGCTACCAATCCCCGTCAGACGCCGACCTGCTACAACTGACGCATGGCGTGCGCTCGCAGCGCCTGAACTACGCCGTCGACACCGGGACGGCGAACAACCTGACCGTCGCCTATGACCCGCCGATCACCGAATACCGACCTGGCCTGACGCTGCACGTCAGGGTGCGTGCGACTAACGGCCCCGGCCAAGTCAGCATCAACGCCGGGCCGAGCCGCGTTCCGATCCGCCGGATGAACAACGCCGACCTCGGCGCGGGCGATCTTCCGATCGGCTGCATTGCGACGCTGATCCACGACGGCACGGCGTTCCAGCTTTCGAACTTCGGCGGGGCCGGCGGCGACACCACGGTTAACCAAGTCAACGTCCCGTATTGCGTCGATCAATCGCCGGTGCCGGGAACGATCGACGCCGATTTCGGACCTGACATCCCTTTGCCGCTAGTCGCCGGCAACATTATCGCGGTCCAGGTCGCCAACACCGCAGACGGGGCGACGGAAATGATTATCAACGGCGGCACGGGCCAGCCGTACACGCTGCTGCCGAACGGCGGCGGGCCAATGTTGCAGGGCGATGTGGTGGCCGGCGACGTGGTGCAGTTCTTCTATGACGGCGCGG